ATTATATTTTAATTATATTTTAATTATATTTTAATTATATTTTAATTATATTTTAATTATATTTTCATTATATTTTAATTATATTTTAATTATATTTTAATTTATATTTTAATTTATATTTTATTATACTTTAATTATATTTTTTTTATTATATTTATGTGTATTTTTCAAGTTAAATAAATTAATCTACATCTTCCATATTGTTTTCTACTACATCTTCAACAACATCTGTCATAATCTCTTCAATAACGTTTTCTTGTTCCTCATCTTCATCTTCATCAACACTTAATCCCATACGAATCATCCTATTTATTCTATCGCAAAACACAGATGGTTCATCAAGTTGGAATCCTGAATTAATTAATGTTGTCTCAAATAGTAACCATACAATATCCTTAATTGTTTTATCATTTTTATCGACATTAAGTTTATTATGTAATTCCTTAATTACCGAATTATCTGCATTTAGTTCTAGTGTTTTTTGTGAACCCATTTGTCCCATCATTTGATCATTTCTAAGTGTTTGAGCTTTCATAATACGTTCCATATTTGCAGACCACCCATATTCTCCTGTTACTAGACAACAAGGAGATTTATGTAATCTATTAGATACAACTACTTTAGATACATTATTACCTAATACATCCTTAATTGTTTTACATAGTTCTTCATATGTTTTCTTATCTTCTTCATCTTTTTTTTTCTCTTCGTCATTTAGTTCAATACTTAGATTCTCTTTGGTAATATCAATAAATTTCTTATCATCGAATGTTTTTAGTTGTTGCATACAGTACTCATCAATAGGATCGCACATGTAAAGCACCTCAAATCCGCGTTTATTTAGTTGCTCTAAAAATAGTGATTTCTCAACAGCTTTTTGACTCTCACCACTAATGAAATAAATATCTTTTTGATTTTCCTTCATACGAGAAACATAATCTTTTAGTGAAGTAAATGTATCTCCTGATTTAGTAGAATTGTACCTTAGAAGACCTGCAAGTTTATCTCTATTATTACTATCTTCATGAATTCCTAGTTTTAGATTTTTACTAAATTGTGCATAAAATTTATTATATTCTTCAACATTTTCAGATAGTTCTACAATACTTTCAAGAACTTTTTTAACTACATTTTTCTTAATTACTTTCATGATTTGAGTTTGTTGAAGAGTTTCACGAGAAATATTTAATGGTAAATCTTGAGAATCAACTAATCCTTTTACAAATGATAACCATTCAGGACATAAATCCTCACAATTATCCGTAATAAATACTTTTCTTACATAAAGTTTTAGATTATTTTTCTTTTTATTAGGTTCAAACATATCAAATGGAGCATTTTTCGGAATAAATAGTAATCCTGTAAATTCTAATTGACCTTCTACTGAAAAATGTTTAACTGCACAACAATCATCCCAATCACTAGAAATATGTTTATAAAATCTATTATAATCTTCCATAGATACTTCATCCGGATTACATAACCATAATGGTTTTTCTACATTTATTTTTTCCCACTCATTATAAGTTTCTGTTACAGTTTTTTTCTTATCTTCTTTGTCCGTATCTTCTTCATCAACTTCCTCTACTTCTCCTTCTTTTTTATCATCCACGTCTTCTTCCTTATCATCCTTATTATCATCTTCCTTATCTTCCTTATCTTCCTCCACCTCGACTTCCTTAGTTTTTTCTACAAGAATAGAAATAGAATAATTAATATATTGACTATGAATTTTAATAAGATTTTTAATATTATCTTCTTCACACATAGACATTTGGTCTTCTTTTAGATGAAGAATCATACGCGTCCCTCTTTTTAATCCAATATCCGACTTAGTAATAGTAAAACTACCACCCGCACTAGATACCCATTTATATTCTTCATCATCATTATGTTTAGAAATTACTTCCACATTATCTGCAACTAGAAATGCAGAATAAAAACCTACACCGAACTGTCCAATCATAGATACATCTGCATTATTGTCGAGTGCCTCCATAAATGCTTTTGTTCCAGATTTAGCAATAGTACCAAGATTATTAATTAAATCATTTTTAGTCATTCCTATTCCAGTATCTTCAATAGTTAGTGTTTTATTAGTTTTATCTACACTTAGTTTAATTTCTAGACTATTTTCAGAACTTAATGCATCCGAATCAGTCAAACTTTGATGCCTAATTTTATCTAATGCATCAGAACTATTTGAAACCAGTTCTCTTAGAAAAATATCTTTATTACTATAAAATGTATTAATAATCAAACTCATTAACTGATTAATTTCTGCTTGAAAAGCAAAAGTCTCAGATTCATTTTGTGGTTTTGTTTGCGGTGTGCTCATTATAACTAAAAAAAAATTTAATTTTAAGTAATTTATATTTATATATTTATATATTTATATATTTATATATTTATATATTTATATATTTATATATTTAATGAATTATTTTCATATCATTATCTAATACATTATTATTTAATACATAAACAACTAATGCAAGTACAAGACCATGAAGAACCTGTCCTAATAATGTAGGATGACCATTATCATCAACTAATTCAACATCAGGTAATACCTGATTTATTAAACCACTTACAATTTCATAGGTTTGTTTATTAGATACAACTACGAAAAGACCAGCTAAGATTAACATCGGAACAAAAGGCATATTATTACCCATATCACTCATTTATATAATATATAAATATTTTTTTTTTAAATTAAATTTAATTAAATTTAATTATAAATTTAAATAAATTTAAATAAATTTTAAATTAGAATTATATAAATTATAAACTATAAAAATAATTATAAGAATAATTATAATTTTGCGAATATTAAATTTATTACATATTTTTTCAAAGTTACCCCCAGACATTTTTGTTTTTTTCTCTTTAGTACATTTTTTAATTACAGAGTAATAATTTAAATTATTTTCATTTAAATATTTATCACTTAATGGACCTTCTGTCTTAATTATTTCTATTAAATTCTCATACATATTTTTTATTGGATATTTGACATTTACTGTTCTAGAATTTATTTCACCTAAATATAATTTAAATTCTTCTGTTATCAATATATCATACCCTAATAATTTATAACATTTGTAATCTTTAATTTTATTATTAACACATATAAGATTATCTATTGTAGCACTCATTGTAGTTTTTACTATTTCATTTATTTGTCTTAATACTTTTCTATAATTTTTTTCACCATATTGTTCAATTAATTTATGTGGATATAATCTCATTTGTTCCAACGAATCCCCGCCAGATAAATTTGTTTCATCATCCAGTAATTCTTTATTATATTCTTTTTTTGATAAAAATATATATCCTTTATTATAAACTAATACTTGTGTGTATTTTTTTGTTTTGATTAATAATACATAAATTCTAAAATGCATTTTTTTATTATCTATTTTCAATGGATCATCAATATAATCTTGTAATATCCATTTATTGTTTATATATTTATTTAACCAATCTACTAAACCCTCGTAATTATTTACAACATGAATACCAGCTCTAAATGATGCATTTTCAGGTTTTACTATCCATTTTTTCTTATTCTTAAATAAATTACGCAGTTTTTTCTCTTTTAAGTTATTTTTTATTATCAAGTGTGTTTCTGGAATATAATCCGGAACTTCTTTTTTATTTTTTTTACACCACTCTACAAAATTTTTATATTGAAGCCATTTATTACCTAATATATCACCACGTTTTACTTGACTTACTATACTACACTTACCATAATTAAATCTATATACATAATCAATATCACATAAATAGTTATTTACACTATCATCGTCATCTTTTTTAATAGAATCTTTTAACTTCTCATCAATAATTTCTCCAAAAAACCTATTTTTGTTGGTATATTTCTCCATATATATACTATACTATTAAATGTTATATTTTTTTCAAATTATAAATAATTTTAAATTAATTTATTTATTTTAAAATTAAATAATACTTTATTATATGAATAAGCCAAAAAGAAATTCAAAAAAACAATTAATATTTAAAGACTATCCTGATTTTAGACCTAATATTAGTCCTCAAGAAATTTTTGAATTAGGTAGTTTTGGAGGAACTTATTGGAGACCTATTTATTCAACTGTTACAAAAAAAAATTATAAGAATAAACACAAAAAATATCCTAAATCTTGGTGGAAAAATATTCCAAACTCAGATTTAACTAAAAATTTTGATGACTATGATATATCATTAAATAAATATAAAGTAAAAGTAGGTACAACTTTAGAATTTTGGCAGGAAAAAAATTGGATATCTAAACATCATCCTTATGGATGGGTTCAATGGTATTGTGATTTTTATCTAGGAAAACGTTCACCCGATGATATTAGACAAATTGGAAGATGGGTCAAAACGGCTGGTCCTAAAAGTCGTTTTAGAAAACGATTAATTAATTTAATTAAAAAAAACAAAGCAAAATATAATGATTATAAAATTAGTCCAAAAATTCGCCAAACACTTCAACATTGGGGTTATAAATTAACATTATATGATTTTAAAAATAATTAAATCTAATATTTAATTAAACTATAAATTAAATTTTTAATAAAAATTAATTATATTATTTTTTGATTAAATAAATTATTTAAAATAATTTTACATAATTATTATTATGTGTGGTATTTTTGGAATTTATTCAAATAAAAATATACCTATTACAAATTTATTTAATATTTTAAATGAACTTAAACATCGAGGTAAAGATTCATTTGGTATAAGTTATATTAAAGAACATTCAATAGAAACATTAAAACTATTAAAACTACCAGAAATAACCACATATAATAATTGTAATATTAAAATAGCTATTACACATAATAGATACTCTACTAATAAAAACAAAAATAATATTAATTTTACTAATCAAATACAACCTATAGAATTTAAAAATAAAAATCTAGAATTTGTACTAGCTCACAATGGAAATATATCAAATATTGATAAATATACTCAATATAACTTTAATGAATTATCTGATACTCAAAATATTATGAGATTTTTTAATAGTATTACACATGAAACATTTGAAGATAAATTAATAGAATTTGTAAACACTGTTCATTGTTCTTATAGTATTGTTATATTATATAATAATACATTATATGCATTACGAGACCGTTATGGTTATAAACCACTAATATTAGGGCAACTTAATAATGACTATTGTATTAGTTCAGAAAATTGTATTACTAATTTTAATAAAATTAGAGATATTAATCCTGGTGAAATAATTAAAATTTCACAAAATAATTATAATACTATTTATCAAAAAAATAATAAATTAATTACTAAGTGTATTTTTGAATATATATATTTTATGAATGAACATAGTACATTTAATAATCATAATGTTTTTAATATTAGAAAAAATCTTGGTGAAGAATTAGCAAAGGAAGAAAAAATAATATTTAATAAAAAAAATACAATAGTTATTGGTAGTCCTAATACGGCTATACCTATGGGTAAAGGGTATGCTAAATATCTTAATTTAACTTATAAGCAACTACTTATTAAACATAAAAATACTGGACGCACTTTTATTTTAAAAGACCAAGAATCACGTATTGATGCATGTAAAAAATTTATAATAGACAAAGATTCTATTAAAAATAAGATTATTATTTTAGTTGATGATAGTTTAGTTAGAGGTAATACAATAAACTCATTATCACAAATGTTTCATGATTCAGGTTGTTTAGAGTTACATATAAGGATATGTAGTCCTGAATTAAAATATCCATGTTTTTATGGTATTGATATTCCAACAAAAGAAGAACTAATTATTAATAATTATACAATATCTCAAATAGAATATAAATCTAATTTAAATTCATTAAGATATATTTCAATAGAATCTATGATTAGTGCATTTAATAATGATACCGATTTTTGTACAGCATGTTTTACAAGTAATTATAATGAAGAACTTGAATGGTAAATTTTTAAAATTGATTGATTAATTTTTAATAATCATAAAATGGATACACAAACTATTAAAAATAATCTTGAAAATAATGGTTATTGTATTATTGAAAATATTTTAAATCCTAATGAGATTTTTAAAGCAAAAGAATTATTTTATGATTGGTATGAATCTATTAATAATATTGATTTTATACATAGTAAAATTAATCCACATAATATTTTTAAATTTCATCAAGTAGGACATCAAGAATTTGCATGGTATTTACGAACACGTCCACAAATTATTAATACTTTTGCTAGTATTTGGAATACAACTAATGATAATTTAGTATGTAGTTTTGATGGTAGTTGTTATATTAAGGAAAATAATAATAAATTAAATACAAAATGCTGGACACATACTGACCAAGCTCCAAAAAATAAAGGACTTACATGTTATCAAGGATTTGTCTCATTAACAAATAATAAAGATAATTCATTAGTAGTTTATGAAAATAGTCATTTATTACATGAACCATATTTTAGATTAATAAATAAATCAAGTGATTCTAAAAATTGGCAACTAATTAATCATGACTATTTAGATACTATTCAGGACAAAAAAAAAATCTTAAATGTACCAGCGGGTTCTTTAGTATTATGGGATTCAAGAACATTTCACCAAAATACTCATTCTAATGTAAATGAAGAAAGACTTGTACAATATATTTCTATGTTACCAAAAAATAATAAATTAAATTCACTAGTAATGCAAAAAAAAAGACATAAATATTTTAATGAATTACGAACAACTAGTCATTGGGCATATCCTATTAAAGTAAATTCTTTACAACCACAAACATATGGTAATAATGATTTATTAATTGACTATAGTCCACTTAAAAAACCTAATTTAGATAAATATATTGATACTATTAAAACATTAATATAAAATACTATCGTACATAGATTTATATAAGTCTATATAAGTTTATATTTATATATTATTCAAAAAATACTTTTAAAAATAATGCATTAGAATTTGGACTTGTTAATTTTAAAATATTATCATATAATATTTCTACATCATTATAATGTTGTATATTTACTTTTTTTTTATTATATTTTTTTTTGAAATAATTGTATATTGTAATAATTTGTTCTCTATTTGTATTTTTTTTATCTACAATATGCCATGTTATATCATTATTATTTATTACCGCTAATATATACAATTTATTATAATCATCATCTGCATTTAAAAAAATCTTATTTGTTATACATGATAATATTTTATTCATAATTATTATAATTTATTAATATTTAAATATTTATTATAATAAACAAAAACATTAAAAATTAATTTAAAGATTCATTTAAAAATTTACTCTCCAAAACTAGCAAATGAATTTGTATAACATATTTCACAATCATCATTATCACATACTATATTTTCATCACAGTATTGACACCATTTGTTATTCATAACTATATGTTTTATTGCTCTTTGAAAATCATGACCACATACATCACATAAAAACCAACACATTTTTCTACTTTTTTTTGATACATCACGTGGGGTTAAATCTCCGTTTTTATTAGTATTCCAACAATCTACTTTAAGTTTATTATTTTTTGTTTTTGGTTCAAAAATTATTTTATTCTTATTATCATTCAAATTATGATTTAAATCCTCATTTAAATCCTCATTTAAATCCTCATTTATATCCTCATTTAAATCCTCATTTATATCCTCATTTATATCCTCATTTAAATCCTCATTAATTACTTTTTTGTTTTCCATTTGTAATTTTATAAATATATTTATAATATTTTTTAAACGATTAAAAACTAAAAACTAAAACTAAAAACTAAAACTAAAAACTAAAACTAAAAACTAAAAACTAATTTAATACAATTAAAAAAAACATACTATTTATATTTAATGGAGTACTTATTATCGTATGATTATAATATTAATCAAGTAATATGTTATATTTTAGAATTATCAAAAACACTCACAACCATCGAAAAAAAAAATGTTTTTAAAATTTTAGAAATAAATAATAACTATAATTTGTTATATAAATATACGATAATAGGACCTAAACTTAACTATAACACTCCCTGGTGTTCTAATGTTTTGGAAATTTTTAAAAAATCAAATATTAGTAATATTACACGCATTGAAAAGTTTATTTTATATAAATACAAACTTAATATTTTATTTGATGTAAATATAGAAAAAATATATGAATCATTACCCGAATCGTTAAGTAATAATATATTAAGAGAAGAAACATATATTATTCCAATAGATACTATTAGTGATGTAAATAATAATATGGAACTTGCTATGGATAATAATGATATAGATTTTTATACAGATTTATTTAAATTTAAAATAAAACGCAATCCTATAAATGTTGAATTATTTGATTTAGCTCAATCAAATAGTGAACATTCGCGTCATTGGATATTTAACGGTAAATTAATTATTGATAATGATGAAAAAACACAATCACTATTTCAATTAGTAAAAGAACCTTATAAAATAAATCCTAATAATAGTATTTTAGCATTTTGTGATAATTCTAGTGCTATAAAAGGATTTAATATAGATACACTTATATTACCAAATTCTAGTTTACATACGGATTCTAATATATTAAATAATAACTATATTTTAACTAATAATAAATATCATATTTCTTTTACTGCCGAAACTCATAATTTCCCTACTGCTATTTCACCATTTCAAGGAGCAAATACAGGTATAGGTGGTCGTATAAGAGATAATTTAGCAATAGGTAAGGGTGGACTAATAATTGCAAGCACTGCTGGTTACTGTGTTGGTGAAATTATTACAGGTAAAAACACAGATGCATTAAAAATTCTAATTGAAGCAAGTAATGGAGCTTCTGATTATGGCAATAAAATAGGTGAACCTGTTATACAAGGTTTTACTCGTTCTTTTAAACAAACTATTAATAATCAAGATTATGAATGGATAAAACCAATAATGTTTACAGGTGGTATTGGTATGGTATCTGATAAAAATCTTATCAAATCAAAACCAGATACAAATATGTTAGTTATTCAAATAGGTGGTCCAGCATATAGAATAGGACTAGGAGGCGGGGCGGCTTCAAGTTTAGCAAATACTGATAAATCAAATTTTAGTGCAATTCAACGCGGTGATCCTGAAATGGCAAATAGACTTTATAGAGTTATTAAGATTTTAAGTGAACACGATTTAATTGAAAGCATACATGATCAAGGTGCTGGTGGTATGGCAAATGTAACAAAAGAGATTATTTCACCAGTGGGTGGAGTAATATATTTAAATAAAGTAAATCTAGGTGATAAAACTTTATCAGATTTGGAAATATGGGGTGCAGAATATCAGGAGCAAGTAACAATTTTAATTAACAGTTCTAATCTTATTAAACTTAAATATATTTGTAATAAGGAAAATACTCCTTTTGCCCATGTAGGAAATATTAAAAATACTGGTAATATAGAGGTGTATGGTGTTAATAACAACAAAATAGTTGATTTAAATCTAGATGATACATTAGAAAATGTACCACAAAAAACATATTATTTTACAACCATTCCCAAAAATTTAAAAGTTTTGAATATTCCACAAGAACCCTTACTAACACATATTAAAAATATCTTCTCATTGGTTAGTGTTGGTTCAAAAAGATTTCTAACAAATAAGGTAGACCGTAGTGTATCTGGTTTAATAGCTCAACAACAATGTGTTGGTCCATTACATACACCATTATCCAATTTCTCAATTATTGCTCAATCACATTTTAATTTATCCGGTTCGGTTATTTCTATTGGTGAACAACCATTAAAATCATTTATTAGTCCACAAAATATGGCTCGCTTAACTGTTGGGGAAATGCTTACTAATTTAATTTTTGCAAAAATTACTTCACTTCAAGATATTAAATGTGAAGGTAATTGGATGTGGTCTCCTAAATTATTAGGAGAAGGAAGTGATTTATATAGTGCGGTATTAACCTTAAAAGATACTTTAATTGAACTTGGTATTGCATTAGATGGTGGCAAAGATAGTATGTCTATGCATTCTATGTTAAGAAATAAATTAATTAAAACCCCACAGTCTCTTGTATTATCTTCATATTCACCAACAACTAATGTACAATTAAAAGTTACACCTGATTTTAAAGAATATAATAGTGATATTTTATTTATAGATTTATCTTATAATAAATCGCGACTGGGTGCATCTGCATTAGCACAAGTATATAATCAAATAGGTAATAGTGCACCCGATTTCGAAAATATTAGTAATTTTATTAATATTTTTAATATTATTCAAGAATTAGTAGAATTTAAAAGTATATTAACCGGTCATGATAGAAGTGATGGTGGATTAATTACAACAGTATGTGAAATGTGTTTTAGTGGTAATATGGGTTGTATTTTAAATATAAATAATGATACTGATTATATTAATTATTTATTTAATGAAGAATTAGGACTAATTATAGAATCAAATCCGAGTGAAACACTTAATATTATTAATTTATTCAAAAATATTGTACCTATTACAATCATAGGTAAAACTGTTAGTACTAATATTATAAAAATCACATACAACTCTAACATTATTCTTGATACATCAATGACAGAATTAAGAGGTATATGGGAGCACGCTAGTTCTTATATAGAATCACAACAAGTATTTAATAATAAGGCAAATGAAGAGTTTGAATTGTATAAAACATATTATAATATTATATACAATATACCTCCATTAATATTAGATAATATAAAATTAAATAATGAGACTAATATTTTAAACAATATGCAAAAATTCAAGGTTGCAATATTAAGAGAAGAGGGTAGTAATGGCGATAATGAAATGAAGAGTGCTTTTTATCATGCTGGATTTGATGTATATGATATTACAAGTAATGATTTAAATAATAATTCACAATTACTAGAATCATTTAGTGGTTTAGTATATGTAGGAGGATTTTCTTTCTCAGATGTATTGGGTTCTGCTAATGGTTGGTATAATGTGATTAAAAATAATCCTAATATAATTTCTCAATTAAAAAGTTTTAATTTAAGAAAAGATACTTTTAGTCTAGGGGTTTGTAATGGATGTCAATTAATGGTACTACTAAATATTATTCCAAACATATTTAAAATAAAACGTAATGAGTCATGTCGTTTTGAATCCAGATTTTCTACTGTGAAGATTTGTAAGAATAATTCTCTTATGTTAAAGGATATGGAAGATTTAACTATGGGTATATGGATAGCTCACGGTGAAGGCAAAATAGATATAGAAAATAATATTGTTATGCAGTATGTAGATAATAATAATAATCCTACTATTAAGTATCCTTTTAATCCTAACGGTTCTAGTTATGGTGCTGCAGGTATATGTTCCGATGATGGAAGACATTTAGCATTAATGCCACATCCCGAAAGATGTTTCTTAAATTGGCAATTGCCATATATGCCAAATTCTTATAATAATAATAATAATAAATATTCACCATGGTTTCTAATGTTTAAAAATGCATATAATTGGTGTAAATCTTTTAGTTAAGGAAAATATAAAAATATAAAAATATAAAAATATAAAAATATAAAAATATAAAAATATAAAAATATAAAAATATAAAAATATAAAAATATAAAAATATAAAAATATAAAATAATATATATATGAAGAAAAAAAAGAAAAAAATATACAATACACTAAAAAAGGAAAAACATAAAAATAAAATACCTAATATGCTACAGTTTATTCAATCATTTAATAATGCTAGATGTAATGTATGTGGTTCAATATTAGCAAAACATATTAATAGAAACTATTGTGGTACATGTAAAATAAATATATAATTATCTAAAAATATAAAATACATAATATAACATATATGTTTGAAACTATAGCAATTACAACATTTATTTCAGTATGGACTATTGAAAGAATATATTTTTATTATTATACTAAGACTAATGACGATGCTATTTTAAATTTAAATACTTGTGCAATACACACTCCTATTAATAATAATAATTTAAATACAATAAACTCATTAAATCTTCCATTAGCAAATAGTGAAAATGCATATTATTATACAGCACCGGTATATAATTTACCTAATAATAAAAATAATAATGAAAATAATAATAAGAATAATAATGAAAATAATAATAAAAATAATAATAATACTATAAATATCTAAAATAATAATAATACTATATATATATATATATATATCTATATCTATGGTATTTAGAGATTATGATAATAATACTATTGTTGAAAATTTATATATGAACATGTATATAGAACAAACATATTTAAAAAAAAAAAAATTAGAAACAATATTCAA